ATATTTTCAGCCCTAGCAATACCACTCTGATAGTTAGGCGTGTTATTGTTAACGGCTTTCAAGCGTTCTGCTCGCATAGCCGCTACCGCCTCGTACTCTTCATCGGTAAGCCGTACAGGTTTGTTTGGCATTAATTGGCCTTTACATAATGATCTTTTGCCCAGCTCTCCAGATATACGATAACGTGCAATAGCTGCGCACGTCGCACCGGCGGTATGTCATCGTATGCTATCACTTTTAGCTGCTCGATCAGTTCTTCAACGTCTATCATAGTGCTGTACCCGCTTCTGTAATTACTTTTAAGCGCATAGCAGCCGATGCAGCATACGTTAGACTTGAACCGTTATTAGATATTACAACGCCATACAAAAACCCAGCAGTAGAGCCAACGCCCGTACGATAGTAACGAGCAGGATTTACGCGAGCTACCCATACGGTATCGCTTACGCGCACATAGTCCGCCTGCGCTACCGGTACGACAGCCACAAGGTTAGTCACGCTAGCATTGTATACCGCCCCAAGCGTAGGTGTGCCCGGTGAAGTATTTGTATAGAGGTAAACGTGCAGCGGAGCTTTCTTGATATTGGCGCTACTGCTAGCAGTTTCTTCTATCTCAAGCTGCCTTAAAATCATGTGCTGATTAGTCGTATTCGCAGTGCCTTCAAATGTGAGCACAGTACCCGATAATGGGTAGTATTGAGAAAGCGCACTCGTAGATACGCTGGTTAGGTCGATCCATCCGAGATCACTAGAGTTAGTTGCGCTTAAAAGATTAGGCGCGACAGGTGTATTTGGTAAGCAGCTCATTGGTTATGGTCGAATTGGTAAAGGAATCCAGTTACTGGGTTGTTGTATATCTCGATATTGTCGCAGTTCTCACGGTGTCCAGTCACATAGCCGTAAACAGAAGTCGGATACAAAGCTACGTCCAAACCAGCCAAGCTATCTTTGGCGTAAATACGTACAGTTAGTACGTCGCCCGCACGCATAGGTATGTGAGCACCGCCGCCCATGCGCGTATCAATGATTTTGTTTGCGCCCATCATGTTATTGTCAACGTTGTCAATCAAACGGTAAAGCGAACCGTTGAGGAACAATCCGAGCTTTGAGCTTGAGACGTGGGCATTGTTGGCAAACTGAAAATTGAGGTAAGCATAGACCCAATAAATACCAGCCGCATCTTCAGGGCAGCGGTACTGCCAGTACGCCGTGCCATCAGCTACAACGCCCCCATTGGAGCAGCCCATAGCCCGCAGCACTTCGTTGTTAAACGCTAGTATTTGCCAGTCATTTACGCGGTATGCTTGATTCTGCTTTATGTCCCATTGAAATGAACGCTTGTAGTCTGATACCCAATGCTTCGATCTATGCTCTGATTCGTGCATTGCCTTCATTATGCGATCGTTGTCCGTCTGGATGTACTGGTTAGTGATATAGAGCTGCGTAATATCGCCGTAGCGGATGTTCACAATCTCCTGATAGGTTACCGATGTTGGCGTTGTACCTACTTGGAAGATCGCACCATTACGCATTTGGTCACGTTCAAACGCTAGCGATGCGGGTGCTACCTTGCGGTTCTTGATTGGGTCGTTGATTGGCATTATGCGCTCACCATAAAGTAACGATGTGTAGCTTTTGCCTGCATTAAATCAACTGATATAGACACTGGCATAGCTCTATCCCATCTAATCGTAGTAAATTCTAGTGCCGCCTTATCAGTTAGCGCAAATTTTCCAGCCAAATAGTCGGGCATTACTTTATTGCTTATGCTCAAAGGCCACTCGACCTCTACAATAGCATTGTTTTCGTTACTAAACACAGTCAAAAGTAGGTTGCACAGTGCAGCCGTAATACATCCGTTTACTTGGCAATCATTAATCTGCAAAAAGTAGGTCGCTTGTGTCTGCGAATTAGTCCTAAAATCAACCGCCCGGACTGGATTTTTTAAACCATCTGGATCAACCGAAACCGATTCGGTAGAGCTGTACTTTATTCCTGTCTTCTCGTGGACTTTTATGAAGTTGTTAGCAGAGCCCGCCGGAGCAGGATAGTAAGAACCTCTTACAAATAGCTGATTTGTCTGCTTTATAGGCGCTTTAAATCGTGGCCAAGATGCATCGGGATTGTTATCCTGTATATGCACTGGCATATTGTGCAAACGTGGCTCGATATTCATACTACGCGAAGCCCTAGCCCCGCGCTGTATCTTTACAATATCGGTAGCATCACGATCGGAGTCAGTCTCAAAGCGTACTTCTGCTTTTAGGATGTTATCGCCGCGCTTTGTTATGCTTGAATAGGTAAGAGCTTCTGACAGCGAAAGCGTTTGGTCTGCATCGCTAACGTGATCGCGTCCCTCAGTTATCATCTTGACATCGAATACTACATTTATTGCCGTACTTGCACCGCTGCCAGATGTAGTAAATCTATAAGCTACTCTTACACCTGATTGCTCGCATAGCTCGCGTAGTACATCGTACGCTGTCGTGTTGGCATTACCGATTCCATACTTGTCATTAGGCGTTAGCATACCGCCAATAGCGTTGGCATCGCCTATTGGAGTAATCTCCGCCAACATAAACATTTGTGCGCTTGTTAAAGCTGTGCTGTCAGCATTGCGAGGAATACTAGTGATGCTAGCAGGAGCATAATACTGCACTGCGTGAGTCATCAAATTTCTCAGAGCATTGGTACTATCAAAAGAGCCATTAGCTGCGTGAGTCAATGATTCCGCGAAATACGTCGATGAATTGTAATACGTGTCCATCAGATTTGCGATAGACAAAAATGATCCTTCTGCATTGATACTAGAAAATTCGTGCACTTGCTCACGCTGTTCTACTGTCAGATCACCATTAGCCGTTAGCTTGATTTGCCAAGCATTTGGCGCGGAGCTTATGTCTTGGCTTAAGATCTTTGCTACACCTAATCCTATGGTGTTAAAGAACTGCTTGCCATTCATCGTCTTGAGCCAGTAATAAGCAATGTCTACTAGCTCTACATTGTACGAGAAAAAGCCATTATCGAGCGGCTGCAATTCTAACGCTTCTACGTTATCCTCGCATCCTGCAAATTCAAGTGACCACGTTGCACCGCTAGTACCGCGATCTGTGTAGAGATACCACGTATTACGCTTATACCCCGCAAGCAGCAAAGGATCTTCTTCGTAGCCATCTTCTAAATACTCTTGCATAGCAGTGGGCAGCTTATCCCAAACAAGATCAAAGGAAAAGCCAGCGGGATTCATTAAGCCATAAGGCACAGTGTCAAATTCTGCGCTCAATTCGCCCATGCCTAAAAGCACTATCTCCGGTAATTCAGTAATAGTATCACCGAATGCACCGTCGTAGCTTATCATGTCGAGCCGCACTTGCCATCCGTTCGGCATAGTACGTGATATACGGTAATGAGCCATCAGCCGCGCTTCCTATGCTCGAAAGAAAATGTCATACTACGGTTACCGTATTGCTTGTTGATTGATGTATTCCACGAAGTTAACGTAACCGGATAGACATACGTAGCGGCTGGATACGCACGCGAGCCACCATCGACGCGGAGGTATAAAAACTTCTTGTCTTTGATGATGTTTGCGACCGTTATCAGATCCTCCATATCCTGTTCTAAAGAGACCGCAGTAGCGTCGTAGCTAAAAGGATAGGTTTCGATGTCAAATTTGATACGACGATTTGTAAAGCCAAGCACCGTACCGCTAACGTCTTCAAGCGTGCCCGTGTTGAATACATAGTCAAACTGCGGAGCTAGTATGTACACGCTCTTGCTTGTTGGTGTAGTAAGCGCAGATATGAGCAGCGTAGCACCGCCGTAGGTAGCGTCGGTAGCGGTTGTAGTGGTGTCGGTATCGCTGCCGTATAACGTCATAGTCCAATTACTTTTAGCTGGCATTTTATCCTCTTAACTTTCTTGCTATCATTCGTGAGCGATCGCGCTCGTATAGATACGTATCCATGCCTACTTGCACATCTACTCCCATGTTACCTTGTATGCCGTTCGGCATTGAGTCTAGACGCTGCCGTATTGCAGATAACTCCGAGCGCATAAGTTGCAGCTCAGTTACTGGTATCGTGCTGATCTGGTTATCTGCAAGCATCTTCTGCAAAGCAGGGAATGACTCAAGTGATTTGCCGCTATGCAGGTGCTCAAGCAATGCCCTGTTCTTTCGTGTTGTTTCGGCAGTCATTACGAACTCTTGCCCGTGGACTACGCCTGCTACTTGCTTCGTGCCTACGTTACCAGTATAACCACCCTCTTCAAAGCCAGACAATGCAGACTGCAATAGTACCTTCAACGCTTGCACGGCTGCCAAGCCCGCGATCTGTCCGAATGGCGGCGGAATAACAGAGCTAAACAAGGCCACGATGGAAGGAGTATACAAGTCAAGCAATGCGCTAACAGTCGAACCGACTACTTTCTTAAGAGCTTCGCCTGCGTTTTCACCACCCGCAACCAATGAAGCAAAAGCAGCCCCAGCCGATACCGCTATTTGATTAAGCGCGGCGTCTTGTACTTTGGCGCTATCCTCTGAAATCTTATCTTTTTCTTTTGTGAGTTCTTCCGATTGCTCTTTATACTTCTGCTCAATAGAAGCAAGCGTAGACTCGTATACTTCTTTATCTTTAATACCTTGTTCTTGAAGTGCTTTGATTTCATCGGCTTTGCTCTTTTCAATTAAGAGCTCTTCTTCTATTATCTGCTTGCGCCTTTCTACGCTCTTGTTTAGAGCTTCTATATTATCCTGCGCTGCCTTTGCCTGCTGATCTGCAATAGCTTGGAACGCAGCCGCAATAGCCGTAGCGGTTGCACTCGCTGTCTCTTCTTGTTGGTTTTGCAGATTAGCAAGCTCGTCTACTGCATCCTGATACGTTGTAGTACCGTCCTGCAAATTCTGTATAAGCTGCTCTTGTTCTTTGTTTAGATCGGCTGCTTTCTCCGCAGCTTCACCATAGATACCCGCAAAATCTACCGACCGCAGCGCCTCGCCGATACCGCGTAGCGAATCTGCAAAAATGTCCCCCGCTTGCTTAACCTGCTGCTGCCTTATTTGCGCTACAATCTCGGCTGTACCCTTTGCAATTTCATCCGCACTCTGCTGGTATGCGCCGCGAATCTGCAATGCGTATACGTCTTTAGTATCCGAAGGTAGTGTCCGCAAGTTTGCTAGTATTTCGTCGCGTACTTTTTTTGATTGCTCTGCATATTGTGCGGGATTAAGCAATCCTTGCTCGACCTGTTTGTTGAGCTTCGCTATCGCGGCGGTGTATTCTGGAGTGGATGCAATAATAGAATCTATTGTAGCAGCCAAACTACGCTCTACTGCCGATCGCTGTGCATTAAGTACCGCGGCTGCTAGCGTGTTATCGCCTGCCGTAAATTTTTCTTTTAGTCTAGCTAATTGCTGATCCGCTACCTTGTTGTTTATTTCATCAATCTTCTTTGCTTGCTCTTGAATCTTTGCAAGCTCGTCTGTACGTTGCTTCGCCCTTACCGCTGCAATAGCGTCCGCCGTCTCTTCTTCCAGTTTTTTAAGCTGTATATTGACAATCTCGCGCTGCTTTATTTGCAGCTCGCTACTGCCTTTAATTGCGGCTAGTTCTTCTTGTAAGGCCTTGCGTTGAAATTCTCTTTCTATCTCAAGTATCTTTATTTGCCGTTCGTTTTCATCCTCTATTGATTGAGCCGCACGTATTTTCTGCCGCTTTTCTTCCTCGGCTGTTAGCGCCTTCAATTCAGCTTTAACGGATTTTAATTCTTCCGCGTATGCCTTTGCCGCTTCCGCAGCTTTGGCCTTTGCCTCTGCTTCCTTCTGTGCAAGCGCCGCTGCTTCTTCTGGTGTTAGCCCTGTTAAGTTGATTTTGTTTAAATCGTCTTGAGCTTTTACCTGCTTTTGCGTCGCGGCTGCATCTGCTTTTTTAGCTTCTGTAAGATTGCCGAAACCCGCAAGAGCATTAGAAATGTTGCTTAAGTCAAACGATGCTACGGCATTAATAAGATTAACAATAGCATCGCCAAGATTTACGATAACATTGTATACTGTATCGCCTAGCGATTTGAGATAATTCCAAGCGGTAGATAGAAAGTTTGTAGCGCCCGTAACATCGCCTATCCATTTTACCAGCTTTGTAAAGCCGCTAATCAGAAACTGGATAGGCGCAAAGAGAATACGTAATACCGTGAATACTGTTTTTAGTGCAAGTACAAATCCATTAATAGCAACGTTTACAATAGTGCCTATAACATTGCCTAGCGTCTTTAATATATTTGTGTTACCGCCAAGCCCTGAAAACGCGCCTGCGATTACATCCTTAACCTTGCCAAACCCTTCTATTACAGGATTGATAATAGGTACTATCAAATCTTGATATATCGTGTTAAGCGCTTGCCCTACTTCTTTCTTTGCAAGCTCAAAGATGCGGCCAAAATCAGGCGGAGGTATTGTTTGGTCAATCACCTTTCCTGCTTCTGTCGCTGCCTTCTTAACAGCCGCTGTATCAATTGGGGCACTGAATATCTTGCTATATGCTTCGCTACCAATGTCCTCTGCAATAGAGCCGCCAAAGGTAGTAAGCAACTGGCCTCGTAAAGACTCTGAAATTTTGCCGTCTTTAAATGCCTTGTCAATCTCAGCTACTGATTGAGTCAATAACTCTTTGCCCGATATAGTACCCTTTTGCGCTTGGCGTGCAAGATTCTCAAGCTGCTTGCTTGTCTCGCCGCCGATGCCCTGCAATTGGGTTAGCAGATCGCCTGACTTAATACGGTTTTGCAGCTCTTTAATACCATCGCCAACTTTGGCAAAGTCTTTGAGACCTACTTCACCTGCTTTGCCTAGCAGCCCGGTAAACTCTTCTGCGCTAAACCCAGCTTCTTTTAGATTAGGCGTAAACTCTTGGATTGTATCCAAGTATCCGCCAATATCGCTTACGCCTTTTTGCGCTCCCGATGCTACCAAATTTAGAGCATCGTCAAAGCTCATACCGTATTGCTTAATCAGCGGCGATAGCTTCGCCACGAGTTCCGGCGTTTCCGTGCCTAGCGCCTGCGCTACTTGATTCGATCTTATCGCCGCTTCATCCAAACTGTCGAGCGGTATAGCATCGCCTAGCGTTTGCCGCAACTGCCCTACAATCTTTGCTGCATCGGATGCGCTTTCCCCTACGCCCTTTACAAATGCGTTGTCTGCCGCCGTCTCCAGTTTTGCAAGATCAGTACCTGTTAAACCTGTGCTAATTGATAGCTGCTTTAACGTTTTGTCAAACTCCGCGCCCGCTGCGAATGCATCACCAAACGCGCCCGCCACTGCTCCAACGGTAGAGCTTAAAATCTCCATACCGCCCGATAGAGCACCGACCAAAGGGAAAGCAGTAGCAAGCCCATTAGTCAGCCCCGTTAAAGCACCGCCAGCATCGCCGCCTTTTAACGATTCAAAAGCGTTAGTCAATTCTTTCTTGATATTGCCTATAACGCCTTCTACTTGGCTACCGTCTAGCTTAATAGTCTGCTTTTCGCCTAAATCTTGCAGCTCGCTTTTAGCCGCTTTAATATCGCTGTCATCAACTTTTGGCTTAATTGTTGGGTCTATGTTATCCAACTTTTTAGCTTCGGTTAATACAGTGCCGAGCTGCTTCTTTAGGTCGCTAGCATCTATATCTATTTTGACGGTAACTTTTTCTGCCATTACTTCATTTCAAGTAGGGTGCTGCAATACTTCTGCACATCCGTGATCGTTACGTGATGCCAGAATTTTTCATCGTCAAACTGCGCTGCGTCCTGTTCTGATAGCTTGCTTTTGTCTGCCGTTGCTTTTATGCAATCAATGCCGAGTACGAGTGCGCTCATTGTGTGCGGGAGCTCTTGCATTTGGCGATGCAAAGCGGCTGCCTTAACTATGTTAGTCTTTGCCCATTCGGTAAGGTCTAACTCTGTAAAGGTTCCGCCGTTGCTGATCGCCTTATCTACAAGCGCAGCAAAGTCTGCATCTTCAGCGTAGAGCTTCGATACGCTAGACATAATGCGATCCTTGCCGTGCTCTTCAATGTATGCACTGATCTTGCCTTGCCATTCTTGCAAGAGCTTTGCGTTCGCTACTGATAGCGGGATAGGTTCAAAAATCATTGTGTGTCCTTCGGGGTTTGTTAAGACGCTTGCCACTGGCTTTCTCGTACATATAGGCCTGCTCGCCTATATCACCTGTCCACCACGGCTTCTTATAGTTGATTGCTTTTTGGATGTTAACCAGCTTGTAGAATTCCGCATAGGCCATGTCCATTACTTCGTAGTAACTCAATCCCCATCCGGGAGCGTATTGCAGTGCCATTGCCATAGATGATGCGGTAGCTGGTAACGTGTCGGTGTAGTTATCGTCTATGTCCATTGTAAAGTTAGGATGCTCTTGCGAGAAACCGTACTTGTCTAACAACTTCACATCGTGAATTTTCCACATCGTTACCCGCCAAACTTCGTATAACTCATTGCTTGTGCGAGCTGCGAAATCGATTGACGTATTGAGCCACCTCCGAGGCCGTCACGTCCTGCCAAAATTCGCTGTCGTTTGCGCTCTTGATAGCTTGCGATTCCTGCTCTGATAGCTTGCCATAATCGACCGTGCCCCGTATGCAGTCAATGCCTAGCAGCATAGACTCCATCGTTTGCGGGAAAGCGTCCAAGTTAAAGTACATCTGACGACCTATTTCGGGGTTGTCTTTTAACAGCACCACGAGCGACTCTTTCAGTTCCTGCTCGGCTATGGCCTTTGCTGCTTCCTGCGTCATCGGCTCGTATTCCAGCTCTGCTTGCTTTGCTTCTTTGCGCTGTTCGTTCTCGTAATCGTGCTGCGCCTTATGTGCTTCTGTTAGGGCCGCAATTCGCGCCTGAAGCGTTACGTTGTTGACCATGCCTACTTCATCGATTAGCTCGGCTAACTCCTCGCTACCGTGACGTAATCGCGCAATCGTGCGGAGCATATACTCGACGCTTCTTTGCTGTACATGATTGCTTATGCGCTGATACCAGTCCTTACAGATTTGCTGATTGCGTAGCGTTACTGGTAGATGGTCTATTTCTATGCCGTTAAGTTTCATTGTGTGTCCTTAAAAATAGGGGGCCAGTAACTGACGGGACACAGATCGCCAGCACCAGCCCCCATTATGCGTATCGCTACGCTAGATTAAGCAAGGTTTACAAGCATCTTGCCGTATGGGTAAGATGTTGCTGCAACCGTTACTGACGTGGCCGTTGTCGATGTGTACGATCCAAGTACGGCAGAAGGCACAAGCAGATCAGTCGTGATGCTTGTTGCGATAGCCGTAAGCGTTGGTTTAACGTAAGCAGTACCTGCAAAGTTTACAGAGCCAGAAGACTTTGCAACCTTAACAAGTCCAGCCCATGCGATCCGGTGACCATCACTTGCGCCGCCAGAGATAGCAGCCCCACGAACAAGCATAGCAAGAGTCGTGCTACCAGCGGATGCGCCGCTAATGATTTCGCCATCTTCCATCGTCAGCTCTTCTGTTGTAGCTGATGATGTAGAAGCAGGTGCGTACGTCTGAACAAAAGACCAGTAAAGAGCATCCGCCTGTACTTGATCGAGAGTCCATGTGCGAATACCGTTATCATCATTCGCTCCGTCTGACGTGATTTGCGAATTACACGTATAGACAGGAGTTGTCGATGCAAAGGTTGTCTGTGTTGTGCCAACGGTAACCGTAAAGAACTCTGCCTTACGACCACCATTGATCACGAATCCAGATAGTGCCATTTCATTTCTCCATTTTAATTAGTGCTGTTAAATCGCGTACGTATGTATCGCGATAGAATGTATGCAGTCCGTGCCCTTCGTTATGCTCTGCTAACCATCTGCCGATCAGAGTAGTGTTGCGTATGAGCTTCTTCTTGAGCACTTCACTATCGCCGCTGTAACCATTGTGAGCGATTGTGATAGTTGTATCTACGATGCTGTAACCAGCGCCGCGGATAGTGTGTGTAATCTGCTCGTGTGCGTAACCCTCCCAGTAAAACTCTGGAGTGTTACGGTACATCCGCAGTTGCCCAATGTTAAAGTATTCATTTTCGTTTGCTTCGCCGATCAGCTTCTTATAGCATGACAGCGACGCTTGCCCTGCCATAAATCCACCTACGCCGCCGCCGTGCCTTTGTGTTGCTTCTGCTATGCCCTCGTGCTGTTGCTCGCAAAGGTACTCGTCGCAGTCCATCCAGAATATCCATTCCTTCGTAGCCATCTGACCGCATAGATTGCGAGCTTGTGCGAAGCTAAACTTTCCCTGCTCGTATATCCATTCGCGCGAGCGGATCGTATGCTGTTCGTCGGTATGCTCTACTACTTCGCTTACGTGATGCTCGCGCCCTTGCTTGTTTAGCAGGATGCAGACTTCCGCATTCTTTGGTAGTGAGCGTAGCATTCCCTGCATACTCTTGTGCATATCGTCATGCGATGCGATAACGCAGAAGCTGACGGGGAAACTATCTAGTTGTGTGTCCTGTGTGTCCATGTGTCCTAGACTGGTTGTATAACAAATGTGACAGTGACAGCAATACCCATCTGGATTTTATTGCTGCCTGTGTTGAATTCGCCTACGTTCCCATCTACGTGCATTGACGTAATAGCCGTGTAAAATCTTCCATCGTTATTGCTGCCTATCGCGTCCAAGTCATACGTCTCTAGTGCGTACTTGATACGGCTCGCAATATCGCCCGCCCGCTCGTTGGCTATGCCTAACTCGCTAGGGTCTGCTTCTATCATGGCATTGCACATGATCTCGACCAATGCACGACCAAGCCCCAAGCTCAAGCCCGTCTCGGAGTCCGTATCGTACTGCATCTGGCTAATGTATGGATAGCAGATTGTAGTCTTTGACTCGTACGCATCTGGCCTCCAGATACGGCGCGGCGTAAGATTGCCGTCGCTGTTGAGAGCGTCGATAATTGTATCTACAATGTACTGCATCGAATTGCTAGCCATTATCCAAACTCCTGTAAGAACTCATCTACAATCGCTGTCTCAAGCTCTTTGATAAGAGCTTTATATCCTGACGCGTCACGCATATACGCAGCAAAGCCCGGCTTTAGAAACGGCCTTGCCTTTGCTCGTGATGTTCCTAGCTCGTTGTATCTAGCGTACATCAATGTGAGTTTGTTCTTGCCAGATTGAACAGGTGTATTTGGGTCATAACCATACTCAATCTGAAAGTCACCATTGCGAAACTCTACCTTGCTAAAGTTACCTTTACCGCCCGGCTCAAGTGACCGCGCTATATTACCGTAAAGCGTGCGGAGCTTGCTACTTGTGTTTTTGTTAGGATAGTAGCGCTGCCCGTTCTTTGCCGTCTTCTGCCCTGCTTCGTTTGGATTAAGATAATCCTCTGTAAAGATTTGCAGCTCGTAAGGGATGTTTTGTGCTACATCCTTTACCGCTGCCAATATGCCACGCTCCAGACGTGCTAGTCTTTGTGATAGATCGCTCATATCGTTACGCGCGTATATGGTGCGAGACGTGGCTTGACACGGTTACGCATTGCCTGCAATGTCTTGGAAATGCTCATACCAGCTTCGCTTTCCGTGATAGCCGTTACGCCGAATCGGTTTGCCTGCGGTGCAAATGGCGTCTCCATATACAGCTCGGTAACCATCTCCGCAGCGCATATCTCTATAACGCTAGGGATGCTGGTATATCCTACGCTCATGACCGCTTCGTACTGCTTGTTGATGAAACCATCTTCAAGGTACAAGTATTTAACGCCCCGTATGTCTACAAGATTAGTAGTGCCGGTGACGGAAGCAAATGTATCTCCGTAGCTATCTCTATATTTAAGCGTAGTCAACGTCACCGGCACGGTATAACCTGTTAGAAGCAACGTATCGCGCGTGCCTTCGTAGTAAGCTGTTACGCTTTCCTGAATGATTGGCTGGTTGCAGATGTCTTTAATCTCATTGTCAACGTAGCCAATAAGACGATCAATGAGACCGTCGCGGCTTGTGTCGATTGCTGCGATGTTTAGCCAGTCCTGCTTGATTATAGCACGCGATACGAGAGGCATTGTTTATTCCTTGATAGCAGAAGGTACGGGAGTCTCTGGCTTGATTGCCTTAACGTGCATCTTGCCTACTGTCATAATCGAGCCGTCTGGCAGCTTGACTACGCACGCGCTCGGCGTATCGTTAACTACTTCAACATCGATGTCTTTTGCACCGTGATTGATTGTTACGATTGCCTTGTTTTTGATCTTGCTAAAATCAATCATTGCTCTTTCCATCCTTTGCAAAAAATCCGAGTGCGAAAAGTACGACTGCTATAATCGCGTCCTGTGGAATCACAACGCCTGTAATTGAATTGACTAGTACAGCCAATGCCCCTACTACGCCTGTGACCGTTGTTTTCCAGTTGCTCATTAAAGCACCTTTGATAATTGTAAAAATGTGCGGGATAAGTTTAAAGTATCCCGTAAATCCTAGCTTTGTTTCACGTGGAACGTTTGGCTGCAATTCATCCGCTAGCGGTATGCGCTCGATAGGCGGTACGAAGTCCTGACGCTTGGGCCAGAACTTGTAACGCTGCACAACCTTCGATATAATCGGATCATCTGACAGCACGCTTGTACGCCTTACGTGGTTTTGGTTCTGTGTTGCCTGTGCGCTCTTCTAATCTTACCAGCCGCTCAATAATCTCTACGATGCGCTGAGTGATAAGTTCATCTGATTTCTTGAGAGCAATGATTTCATTGGTTGTATTGCTCATGACTTCGTGCATGGCTATAACATTGTCACGGGTTTCTCTAAAGTCATTTACTAGCGACTTAACCCAAAAGCCAATAATCGCAAGCATACTGCTAATCATTACGCCGAATAACATCTCTACGCTCACGGCTGCGGCTCCTCATTGTTAGGCAGAGCACGATAGAAAATGCCTTCGCTTTCTTCCCACCAATCGCCGATCCCTGCCCAGTCGTTAGCGATCATAATCGTCCCGTCATCTGGGGGCCGCCACGTTTCAAGCGAACCGTTCCATAGGCACGTATTATACACTACGTTATCCTTGACCATTGCGTATCGTTTAGGTTCCACTATAACCCCTAGCAAAATGTAATTATCAAAGCGTAGCCGTCACCTCCACGACCACCCGCTCCAGCAGCAGATCCGTTACGAGATGCACCTCCCCCACCGCCACCCGCTGCACGTCCTCCATTACCACCGTTCGCGCCCGCTATCGTAGCTCCTGCATTGCCAGCAGCACCACCTCCCCCACCTTGCGAGCGAAACCAAAAGTTTACTAGTTCATTTGTTGCCGTTTGGAAAACTTCCGTACCATTATCACCCGCAGTACCGGATCCCCCAGTTTTTGCACTTTGCGCCGCTATCAAACTAGCGCTGTTGTTGGAATTTTGTATAGCGTGTACAAAGCCCGAATTTTGGGGATTGTTCGCTGTAGTAATTGAACCGCCTGCCGAGCCGCCCGTATTTATCATTGTTGCATAGTTCGCCGTCATCGCCGTAGGTGCACCCGACACACTAGAACTTTGCCCGTTCCCATTTACCAAACAACTACCCCTTGTAGTATTTTGAAAAACAGGTTGTCCAAACTGCGATGAAACATAGCTACCAACTATCGCAGGTGACGTCAATGTTAAACTGCCGTACGAAAATGCGCCTTGTGTTGTCGAGTTTGTACCTCCAACTGCACCGCCCCCACCATAAGCGCGCGCTAGTGTTGCAGAAGGTGAAGCCCGCACAATTAACGTACTTCCGCCCGTTGATGCATCGCCGCCGCTTGATGAATCGGCAGCAGCAGCAGCGCCTCCGTTACTTCCCGAACCGATTGTAACGGTCAAAGTATCTGGCAATGCAGACGCTTGGATTTCATGGCATGACAACAAACCGCCGCCACCGCCGCTCCCTCCAGAAGATGCGGTATTGACTGCATATCTTCCACCACCGCCTCCGCCTCCGCCCGCTCCCAATAAGTAGAAACGGACTAGCTTTGCGCCTGCTGGCTTTGTCCAAGTGCCGTTAGCTGTAAACTCTTGTATGTCTACGCTCGCAGACGGTAAGGTATCACCGCTTTGCAGTTCCTTCAATTCGCCGGAATAAACACAAAGAGGATTCTTTACTGCCATAATTAAGCGAGCGTAATTGGTTGCTGTTCTTCAAAGTTGATTTCGGTTGCAGACAAAGCAATTCCGATTTCCTGCGAGATATAACCAGCCGTGCTAGGGGCCGTGGCTGTCGCAGCTCCGGCAGTTGCACCGCTCAAATAGTAAGCAGCACCCGGCGTTAAACCTGTAAGTCCTGTAATCGTGCCGTCGAGATATACCGTTGCGTTGTTAGGTGACGTTGTGCCTGTCAATACAAAACCATGTGCACGCCGTCCATTGCTAGCGTCTGCCTTGCGTGCCTTGACAGTGCCGGAATCGTTAAACAGATTAACGAGGTTACCAGCCGATAGGTTCTCTGTTGTTGCTGCCACCTTAGTAGTAGCACCTATCCCAGTGGGCAGCGTTGAAACATCTAGCTTGCCCGATCCGTCGAGAGCTACAATCTTGCCCGCTTCCGTTGCGCCTGTAGATGATACGGTCGCTTCGACTTCTGCGAGCTGTCCGCTATTGTTTTTTATATACTTGTCTGCCATTGTTTACACCGTTTGTATGATTGTGTCTATGTCAATAATTAGCGTTGTCGCTGTGATTGCTTTTGCTACGTGCACTACGATACTACCACCCGTCGGAGCGGTCTGCGTTAGCGATCCGTTAGCCCCTAGATAGATAGCGCCTTTTGTCCAGTTCCACGAAGCATCGGTAATTTGTCCGCTTGTTTTGATAGTGATGTTTTGCCCCGTGCTTGCCGCCGTCGTGCTTATGCCTATGACTACCGCATTCGCAAGCGAGTCCGGCGTAGCGTACTTTGCAAGGCCGCTAGAATCCGTTGTAATGCATCGTAAAGCAGATAAGCTAGTAGATGCTACCAGCGTCGTATCAATCGCCGCAGGAACGATTCCACCGCTAGCAATGTCAAGCGTGACGTCGTAGCTCTGCACGTTAACAATTGGCTGCGATTGCTTCACATCAACTACTAACGTGTCCTGCTTGATATTGACTACGCTTACGCTCAAGAGGTAACCTCGTCTACTACGTTAACATCGCCGCGTAAAAGCTCCGTGACAACGCTACTGATCGTAACTTCTAAATCCCATTTATACTCAGTCGTCGTTACTAGCGATGCAGTCTCGGCACTTGTTAGCGCAATGCTAAACGTGCCCGCTGCCGCATTGACAATAGCACAGGTAAACGTAGCCGCAAGCGTGCCCGATACCGTACGCACTTGAGCAGCGAAGGTATAGCCAGTGATGTTTTGTACAGCGCCGTTGACTTTGTACGTAAGCGTACGAGCAAAAGCAGCGCCCTTGCGAATCTGCAAGTCTACTCTTGCGCCTGCGTTAGATAGTGTTATCATGTGCTTTCAAGTGAGATCACCACGAGGCCCGAAGGCCCCGTAGTCATGTCACTTTAGACAATAAGATTAGCAGCAAGGCCACGTTGCGTAGCGTTGTCTTCTGTTGTAAGCGGATTGTAGAGATGCGCTGTGCAAGCACCGAATGTACCTGTTGAGCCATCACCTGCCGTAGCAACTACGTCGAGGTAGCGCTTGCGGCCTTTGAGGTCAATGAAGAATCCGAAGATCTTGTTATCATCATCTGCGCTAGGAAGTGCCGGAGCACCTGTCGCGCCATATACAGCACCTGTAATATCAGCTGCTCCGCTCATGCCTGAATCGTCAGACTCTTGCACCTTAAGCGCAGTCATAGCAATATCAGTCGCGCCGAGTGCAAAGTAGATAGCTACCTTGTTAAAGCCGAGCGTGTCGATTGTTGTTGTAGCGAACGAAGCGTTATCCTTGATAGCGGCAGGCGGCGTTACGTTTACAACCTTTACATTTTGCAAGTTATTCATTTGGTCACCTTATGAGTTCTTTGTTACAAGAGCTGCAAGTGCGCCGCGCTGACGGCTTGCCGCTGTTGCTGAAGCGTTACCGATATTCCACCAGTTTACGCCGTAGCGAGCTGTGGACTTGTTGTATTGCGTGTCTGTCAGGAAGCCGACTTCTTGTGAGCTTGTGATAGACAGACCGCGACGATCGCCAAACAAACCAGCTTGAGCAGCATCACCATAGAACAGTACGAACTGGCTGTTCTCCGCTGTGAGCAATGGCGTGTAAAGCTCATCTGTAAAGACAACTTCCGAACCGTTGAAGAACTGACGTGTTACGCCATCTACAAGCTGCGTTGTTGTGTTACCACCCGATGTTTGGATGAGAGGTACAATCGTGCCGTACCAAATCTGCGAAGGAACGTAGAAGCGGTTATTCATTCCGGGGAATGTAGCAACCTTGGCCTGAGTCTTGATAATATCGCCGAGTGTGATAGTAGCAAGCGTTGCGCCTGATGCTACTTGCACGCCTGCTGCGTATGCCTTGTTAGCATCCGTAGCCCATGTACCGCCGATGTCAGTAACCAGCTTCTTGAATGATTCGGTCAAACCTACAAGGTTGTTGTACGTTGATGTACCATCGCCCAAGAAAGCAACCTTGTCTTCTTGTACAGCGTGTGCATAGCCGTGATCCTTTGCGATCTCTTCTGCGATTGCTGCGTATGAATCTTCGCCTAGTTCGATTGTGTTCTGTGTAAGAGCGCCGAACTTCTTGGCTGTAAGCTGAACGCCGCTGAACTGCACATCTGAAGCTGTATAGCTCTGGCCTTCGCCGAGTGCGTATACAGCCGTGCCACCTACGTTGCGATTGACAGTACGTGTTTCGCTGTTCATAGATACTACATCCATGATACCACGAGCTACGCCGCGCTCTTCGCGATAATAGAGGATAGCTTGATCCAATTCATCAACAACAGTCAAACCGCCGAGCGAGTTGCTCGTTGTTGCCATTGTCTTCTGCATTGGTACGCCGTTATCCTTACACCATTGAGCGGAGTTAGCATCGCCAAGGTAAGCTGCGATTTGGCGTCCTGCCTTGTATGCTGCCTGTCCTGCTTCGCTGCCGAACTGCTTGAATGCCTTGCCGCGGTAGTGCTGGCCTGTGATCTTTGCGCCTTCTGCAACGAAACCAGAAGGAACCGGAGCCGCTGTCTTAAGTGCGTTAAGATCTGAAGCGTTCTTTGTCTTCATATCGTTAAGCGCCTTCTTTTGTTGGATGATTGTCATGATACGAGCGAGCTTGGCTTGTGCCTTTGCTGCACCCTCTACGGCTGCCGATACTTCTTCTACTTCGGCTGTTTCTTCAGATGCTTCTGCTAGAAGCGCCGCGATCTGTTCGCGGATTGTTGCTACTTCGGCTGCCATTGCTTCTGGTGTCTCAAACGTACCAGCGAGAACGGCATCCAAAGCGGCGAGGATTTCTTCCCACGTCATTAGATTATCTCCATTGTGTTGATTGTTTGCATAAGCGATAGGAGCTGCTTGCGCTTTAACTCCTTATCGTCTGCCTTTGGTATTGGGTCTGTCTCGGCATGAAGCTGATACAGATTTTTCGACACGTCTTTCAATTGATCGGCAAGTGAAAGAATCATGCCTCGGATTCGAGAGTTGAGCACACGGCCTGCTTTACTACGCATATCCGCGTATGCTTTGGCGTGTTCTTCTGACTGCTTGATAAGCGTAGCCGCTATATCGAGCTTTTCTTCGAGTGTCATAGCTTTTACATTTGATGTCATGGTCATAGGATTCGCCCCTACCGTAACCGGTGACCATTCGATAATGTTTAGTTTGTTGAGTTCTTTTGTACCATCTGCTAGCGGCGTTGTCTCAACTTCTTCATATCCGAAGCTGTATTCATCGACGCTACCAAACTTAATATGCTCGTATGCGTCCTTGCCGTCGGTTGTGTTGAGATTAAACAGGCCCTTAACATAGAGCGCACCGTTATCGCGTAGACGCTCTGGCAGACGTGAGTCACCCGCTGGTATCTCTTCTGCTAGTACCGTCTTCCCTATCGGTCGCTGCATATCGTGCTGCCATACCATCTTGGGTAGCTTTGCTTCTATGCTTTCCTTGAATGCGCCGTAAATAACACGATCGCCGTATGAGTCGACATTGCCGAAAACGCTCACGAACGCTTCAACGCTGCCCTGCTCATCCGCCTTAAATTCTACTGGTATGTTCTTGTACTTCATTATACGTCGCTCGTTATTCTTGATTTGCGAACAGGTCGTAAAGTGCATCGGCAGTTAATCGCTTCGCTTGCATCCCCAAGGCCGGGCCCATCGCCTGCACCAGATACGTACTTATCAAATGACTCACCTTCTTCTATCCATTCGCCGTCTAATTTAACGTGTGTATCTCTTACTAGATTATCACGCTGCGAAAGCCACACTTGCACGACCTTACGCTTTGTGTCTTGCTCGCGCTGATTTACACGCTTAACTGTTTGGTTCTGTACTACGCTCGCCTGCGCTTTGCAGGTTGTTGTAGCGATCATCTTTGCGCGTGACGTTGTAAGCTCTGTAAACTTCTTTTGGAGCGCTGCTTGCACGTCAGCTACTGGCTTGCCTGCATTAGCTTCTAGCACCTTCGCCACGTCTTTGCGCGTAGTCTTTACAGATTCCGTCATGCTATCAGTCATCTTCCGAATCTGCTCGTCGCGGATCTGATCGGTAAAGCTCTGTACTAGCGTAAGATCACCTCCTACGCTATTAAGTACAAGCTCTATAATCTTGGCGCGTAATATGTCTTGCGTGCCACGATTTGCAGCCATAAACTGTTTGACAAGCTCGGCGATGTTGATTGCATCTTCTGGAGCTTTGATACCCTTTGATTTCACCTGCTTCATAACCGCACGCTCTATGCGCTTCATCACTTCCGCCACATCGGCTTCTGTGGACTCTACGGCTTTGAGCACTACATCTTCTTGCGTCTGCCAGTA